GAGGACCGGCTATTTCGGGTGCTTGTTGAGGAGGAGGAAGAGGAGCTATTTCGGGTGCTTGCAGAGGAGGAGGAAGAGCAGGAGGAGGAGAAGCTATTTCGGGTGCTTGCAGAGGAGGAGGAAGAGGAGGAGGAGGAGAAGCTATTTCGGGTGCTTGCAGAGGAGGAGGAGGAGGAGCAGCTATTTCGGGTGCTTGCAGAGGAGCAGGAGGAGTGGCTATTTCGGGGGCTTGCAGAGGAGCAGGAGGAGTGGCTATTTCGGGTGCTTGCAGAGGAGCAGGGGGAGTGGCTATTTCTTGTTCTACGGGTTCTTGTTCTACGGGTTCTTGTTCTACGGGTTCTTGTTCTACGGGTTCTTGTTCTACGGGTTCTTGTTCTACGGGTTCTTGTTCTCTAATAGCGCAACGTTCAAATGAGTTTAATAAAGTGGAGTCAATTACAATAGGTTCTTTGTTTTTCACCTTTCTTAAAAATTCATTTTCTTTCTGAATACAAATAGGATTCCGACTTCTAAATGATTTCTTTATTGTCTTGGGTTTATCTTTGGTTAAGTTAATTGAATTATCGGGTATATCAAATACACTCTTATCAACCGATACATCATGATACATAATATCAACTCTATCCATAGTTCCTCTTTTTTCCATACTGACCGAATTATAAACGGTTGCGATTCTTTTTAATAATAAACCTTTGTTTTCCACGCTTAACAATGAAAATAAATGTTTCATGGATCGGTCTAACATATCGCTGTTATCATCCATCAAATACAATAAATTATCTATTTCGGGATCTGGTAAACACTTACCATTATTATCGATCTGAGGCGAAGAAGCCATTCTTAATAATAAAAATGATAATGCATTCGCATCTTCGGTACCTTGAAGCGATTTTATATGTAATGCTAATTTTTCATCGTCTCTTAAATCACCAGAGTTGAATAAAACATTGTCTTCTCTTAATTTTTTTACTGTAAATATATCCAATAAGATTGCTGAATCAGATCTGATGAATTTAAATAATATTTCTAAATTTCCAGTATATTCGGATTTGTCTATAAATAAATTAATAATGAGTTCTTTCATCGTCATATCATTAATGACCTTGAATTGTATATATTCTTCGTAAATTTTATCAAGGTTATCTGTGTCCGCTATAGTTAAATTTAGTTTGAGTAAGAATTTCTCTTTAGTCTCGTCATCCGAGTTATTCATAAATGATTCTAATTGGGTTTTTATTAAATCTTCTAAATTTTGATCGTTTGATGTTTTAGTTTCTTGGACAGGTGTATTTACCTGTGAAACGGCTTGTAATTCAGGATCTATAGCGGGTTCAATAATATTTTCAGTCATGCCCGGCATAGTCATAGCGGCAGCGGGGTCTTGGCCCGGCATAGTCATAGCGGTCATAGCGGCAGCGGGGTCTTGGCCCGGCATAGTCATAGCGGCGTCTTGGCCCGGCATAGTCATAGCGGTCATAGCGGCAGCGGGGTCTTGGCCCGGCATAGTCATAGCGGGATCTTGGCCCGGTATAGGCATAGCGGTCATAGCGGCAGCGGGATCTTGGCCCGGCATAGTCATAGCGGCGTCTTGGCCCGGCATAGTGGTCATAGCGGTCATAGCGGCAGCGGGATCTTGGCCCGGTATAGGCATAGCGGTCATAACGGCAGCGGGATCTTGGCCCGGCATAGCGGTCATAGCGGCAACGGGATCTTGGCCCGGCATAGTCATAGCGGCAACGGGATCTTGGCCCGGCATAGTGGTCATAGCGGTAGCGGGATCTTGGCTGGGCATATCCATAACAACAGGATTAACCATAGCACCACCACTCTGAAAGAACGTATCACTGAACATATTATTATCCCTGATGCTATCCAATGGTGAATTTACATCTGCTTTATATATTTGATGGATGATTTGCCGAACGGTTGTATCTTTGTTTTCCTGGGTCCTGATAGCCTCCAATGCTAAACATTTTGATAAGACGCAGATTCTCGCTTCACATATCATTAAAGCATATAATTTATCTACTATCGGTAAATCGGATATATTTTCTTTTAGGAAATCATAATAGAAATCATAAATATATATTAAACAGTCCTGTTGAGGACATGACAAACATTCTTTTTGACTTGACCAACTAACCGTTGATGAAATATAATCTAAATAACCCCGAGGTTTTGATGAACACTCCAGCATTTTTTTACGAATAGCAGATCTAAAATTTTGATTAGTAGCGAGACCCTCGATAACATCTTGTATCCTTTCCATTTCTTCATTGTGAAGAGTTTCACTTATATTTCTTTCATCTAATATTTCGGTTACAGCGCTATCAAAGTATTCGTCATATATACCCTTAATGATTACATCCATCCATCTAAAAGAACTAACTGTAATATAATGATTTACTTTCTCAATCTTAATATCATTATCATTATCTAAATTAGATCCAGGTATTCTCGCTGTTAATAATAATAAGTTTTTCAAATCTAAAATATATTTATTCTTACTTGTTTCTATTAAACCCGGTTTCAATGATAAATTATCCTCAATATCTGAACTTTGTTTAGAATGTAATGCTGTTATAATTTTATCAATATCTGAAAATTCACCACCGTAAGTATCATCTAATTCAGTTTTACTTTTTTTTTCATTCATAGAAGCATCTTTAATAATATGCTGAAGAGTCCTAGATTTTAAATATTCAGGTCTGCTTAGTAGTATTTGAAAAAATTCATACGTGCTTATACATTGTAGATAATAATTTATAAAATCCGATGTTTCTGTTACAATTACTTTCGGAGCATATTCAATATAATCTTTATTTAATAGTCTTAAAATATGTGTCTTATCTTTTATCTTATTTATTAATCTAAAACCTTTATATGCCGCGGCCGCCACAGATGTAGCAATTAAACCGACACCTATGGCGGGCAATAAAGCAGCACCCCCCTTCTGAATACTTTTTTTTCTTGGCCTACGCTTAGATTTATCTCTTGGCGGCGCTTGCTTAGATTTATCTCTTGTTCTTTTATTTGTTTTATTGCGCTTATTATTTCTTATACTCCTTTTCACTTTTGCTTTATCTTTTTTCATAACTATATTATTATAACTAAATTATTTTTATATTTTTTTATAAATCAATCTTGTTTTAAATTTCATCTTTATATAATGCTCCATCTATGCTATCTTCTATAATGTCGTTTATAATGATCCCGGCTGTTCCTTCTATACTATCTTCTACTGATTCATCTACTTTATCTGCTTTATCTGATTCATCTGCTTTATCTGCTTTATCGGCTTTATCTGCTTTATCGGCTTTATCTGAATCTAAGTCTTTTGTTTCACAAGAACATGTTTCACATGTTTCACGAGCATCTGTATCTAAGTCTTTTGTTTCACGAGCACCAGTTTCTATATCCACTTCAACACTTTTAATAATATCATTTATTATTTCTATCGGGGGTTTATCTATATCTGATACGATATCAAATGATTTTTTAAATTGCGAGACTGTATTCAGGGATTTTAATTCTTCATTTATATCGTTTTTTTTAAATTGCGAGACCGTATTCAGTGATTTTAATTCTTCATTTGCATCATTTGCATCATATACATCGTTTTCTTTTTTTTCGGATATCACTTTTATATTGCGCTTAAATTCGGTATCTACATTATGATTCCATTTGTTTCTTTTTAGATTTAATAATTTATCGCCGGCGTTAGCAACTATCAGTGCCTTTTTTTCGGATTCGTCGGGTTCAAATATTTTACATTTATGAAGACCATTGCATACATGAGGATGATTGAAATCCGCCTCAATTTTTTTAAATTCGGATTTGTATCTTTTAATTATATTATCATCAATGCTCGGACTTTGTTCTATGAGTCTATCATATTCCGCACGACATACATTTAAAAAATCTAAGGCTGGTTTTCTCATCTTAGGTTCGAGCGTTAATTCTACGGCTATATCTCTGCTCAGTTTAGACCATGAAACTTCAGAAACACGATGTGATTCCATTAACTCGGCATATCTTAAAAAGTTCTGAAGAGTGGATAAGATACCCGCAAAAATATTAACACCACCGACACACGCCATCGCTAATTGTTTATTTTCTTCGGGAACAAACGAATCCATAGCAAAATTAGCAGTACCAGTTAAAGTAGATAATATAATAACTGGTATTGTATAAGTATAATTCCGACAGCGGTATAATTTTTCAGACCGACTATGAAGCCATCGGTAACCCGAGGCTCTCTCGGACCAACCCGCCAATAGTTCTTCTTGTTCTTTCGTCCATTTCTGAATATCTCGTTTATTATCGTTTTTTTTCAGAGTGGTTAAATCAACTGCCATATTTATAATTTAAAAAATATAATTTATTTAATTTATTTATCATTTCATTAATCTTTTTATCTTACCCATTAATTGACCATTATGCTTTGCCTTCCCCGATTCAATCTCATTTATGTCTTTTACAGGGATATTTAATTTAGTAGATAAATCCTTCTGAGTAAGACCTTGACTTAATCTGTATTTCTGTAATATTTTTCCAAAAGATAAATCCATTTTTTTATGAGACAATTTACCGTCCTCAATATTCTCTTCTAACTTTGTCTCTTTAGATTTAACATATTCTTTTTTCTTAGTTCCATCTTCATTCTTGGCGTTTGATTTATTATTGAGTATAAATGAATCCCAATCTTGATGTTCCATATTATTTAATTAATCATAATATTATTTTAAATATTTATTCGGTTATTTATTCGGTTATTTATTCGGTTATTTATTCGGTTATTTATTCGGTATCCGATTTACGATTCACATATGTTTGATCTAACAGTGGGTTTTCTAAACCTAATTGCCCATCTTTATTCGGTTGTTTGACGTCATAAATATACCTTGAACAGAACTCTTTATTGTCTTTATCATCTCCATCACACCCCCCAATACAATTTACCTCTCTTTTTTTATTACCTTCATAAATAACTTGATATTTACACGAATATTTATCAGAAGATATATTTATATCACTCGTTAATCTCGCATTAGAGAGGACTTCATTGCCACCGGCGTCATCATATATGGTATCTAAACTACGATATCCCTTAAATTTCTTCTGACCACCGATGCTATTCACAAGCATGTATATTAAATAACCGATTATGATTGAACCGAACACTACAGCACTGATGATAGAACCATATTTTAATATCATATCATTTGTTAATGAGTTTCCTGAGTTTCCTGAGTTTCCTGAGTTTCCTGAGTTTCCTGAGTTTCCTGAGTTTCCTTGGACCATTTATATAGTTATTAATATATAATTTGTTTACTAAATTTGATTTAAAAGATTACTATTAATAATTATTTATATACAATGGATCCTTCATCGTTTACTAAAACTTCATTTTGTAACTCCGAGATTGACAATATAACTGCCAATGAATCTAAACAATTCATTTTAAATTCGTTAAGTCTTTTATGCTCCAACATTAAATATAATTCTCGTTATGCGAAAGTATTTAATGAACAATTCTCTAAAAATTTAAATAATCCTCATGTGTTCTTTCTAAAGAGTAGTGGTGCCCCGTATTTGCTCTTTCTAACTCAAATTAACGGTGTGAACTATAACTTTTTCATTGATAAGAAAATTAAAGAGGGATATGATTTTCCTAAAATATTTATCTTACCCTACGAATTCTCACCTGAATTATATAAATCATCGTTATTTGAGTGCGAATTAATCCGAACAAAAAATAAAAAATGGCGTATCGGTCTCAATGATATTTATTATCATTCGGGAAAAAATCTCAAAAAAACAAGTATTATTGACAGGGTAAATATTATGCATGATATTTTGGCAAAAGATTATGTAGAGAATGTATTCACTAAAACCTGTCTATTATTTGTAAAGAAATATTTTGATTATAAAGATTTGAATTTTGCTCTGAATACTTTTGCCCCAAATTTAGATTATGATACTCGTGGTTTATATTTTGTACCCTTGAGAGTTGATTATTCAAATATCTTATATCTCTTTCCCAAAGAGGACAACCCTGTAATGATGGAGAAAAATGTTAAGAATACCAAGAATACAAAGAATACCAAGAATACAAAGAATACCAAGACCTTTAGAATCATGAAAACAATGAAACCCGATGTCTATGATCTTTATTTGATGAAAGAAGATAGTTTAAGTAAGATAGGTATCGCCTTATGCCAAACAACATTACTAAGTCATAGTCTCTTATCGTGGTTTCGTGATAAAGATTATGATAGTGAGATCCTAGTAGAGTGTAAATATAATGAATACTTTAAAAAATGGGAACCAATCTCTTTATCAGATGATCCGATTAGCGAATTATAAATATATATTTATATAAATGAGTACCAATATACCTAAGAAATACACTGAAAAATTATCTAAACAGGATAAGAAGAAACAAAAGAAGAACTTAATAAAATCAAGGAAGATGTATAAAAAAGGTATCTATATTGACCGACCTAAATTAAAATCATATCCTAAGAAACGTAGCTCTCACATCGTTAAATTTGAGAAAAAATACAATCATAAGATAACTGATAAAGATTATATAGATAAACATATATTATCTACAAAAGGACAAAATCAAATATTAAAAAAGGGTAGAGGGGCTTATTATAGTAGCGGCTCAAGACCGAATCAAAGTAGTAATAGTTGGGCGTATGCTCGTTTAGCATCTGTAATTACAGGTGGGAAAGCGAGAAAGGTAGATAATAAGATATGGCTAAGTGAGAAACGCTAAATAAGTGAGAAACGCTAAATAAGTGAGAAACGCTAACGCTAAATTTATTTTCTCTTAGACTTATTAGTCTTCTTAGACTTATTTCTCTTAGTCTTCTTAGTCTTCTTCCTCGTTGGTAGAATTCTATTGACATCGGCGAATTTATAATATTCTTGTCTCTCAACCGGATATCCCATCATTTTCCTTATGCTCCTTATTAATTCCAGATAATAATTAGAATTAATATTATGATTGACTTGGAAATCTACATTCTTTTTATCGTATAAGGATAAATTTATTACATCTAAATGTAATCTCATAAAATAAGATCGGTTATCTCCAACATTATATGAGATATTCACGAATTTCTTGTTATCTAAATACATACTCGTTGGGAAAAAAATAAGTTCCTGTTTTGATTCATAGTTTGGTAACTGAAAGAAGGGCGATATTTCGGTTATTTCTTTTTTATTCATATCCAGAGTATAGAAAAACCCCGTATATAATTTATAAAACTCTTTAAAATAATCTTTATCGGATTCCTTATACTTTGATTTATCGATTGACGGTATTAAATATTTATTTATATCTGTAGAATCTTTATAATCCAATACACCGTGTCCCAACCCTAAGAATTTATTTTTCCCTACATCTATTAAATTCGTAGAATTACGGATATGAAAATGTAAATCGGGGTAACTTTCCCCGAACTTCTTTAAAATTTTATCATTTACATTTATTTTTAATTTACATTTAAAATCGTCGTCTAATTCAAATACTTTTAGAGGATTGATATCATATAGCATGTGAAGTTTTTTCTTATAGATAAATGATCCCCAGTTCTTCTCAAAATCGCTTGATAATGGTTCACATAATTCCATTTTATCGGTGTAACTCAAAGTACCTAAATCTACCTTTGATATAAACATGTGTCGTTTTTTATCCTTATTTAATTCATTGATCATGATAAAAATATCACCTTTATGATAAAATAAACGCGGATCTTCCGGACCTTCTAACATTGTTTCACCATGAGGAATTAGTTTGCCCTTTAATTCCTTAAACTTGAGACTCTGATTTTGAATTACATTGGGGTCAATATCTAAAATATTCTGCTTTAATTTTTTTAATTTATTCGTGAATAAAGATAAAATGATAAAATTTATACCATCCCAACTGCGAACATTCCCATAAAATCCTCTGCTAGCAATCAATAAATTATTTGATTTGTTTATTTCAATAATACTACTATTAAAAATAGTAACATCTTTATTGTTTAAAAATTTATCACCCTTCTTTATTTCATCGCTTAGATTAATACATATCAATCTAAGTTTTTCTTGAGACAGTTTATTACTCATATATATATAATGATATATATAAATTAATAAATAATTATTCATCGTCCGACAGTATTAAATAACTATTCTGCATTTTATCAACGATAGCTTGGTCAATTTCAAAGGGCGTCTGCTTCTTAACTTTCTTAGGTATATTTGGTTTATTAACCTTATCCTTTTTTAGTTTAATACGTTTTGTTTTCTTATCTTCTTTCTTATCAATTAATTCTTGGATACCTACGTTACGATAATGTAAAACATCTTCCCAAAAATCAATAATTTTAGGTTGTACATCCAACCACCATTCCCTATCTCGGCCAACGAGTGTACATTCGTATCTTTCTATCTTCCACCAATGTAATTTCACTGTGTCATATTTAAAATCACCTTCTTTATAATTATCGATAATCTTTTCAGACCATTCCTTTAATGAATCATAACTACTATTAAATTCACAATATTCATATTGTATCGTGGGATTTTCTTCTAATCTCCTTTTAATAAACGCAATTAATAATCCTTTTACCAACCCATTTGACGAATACCCTTCTTTAACTTTTTCGTCCACTAAATAAACATCATCATTATAATCTTGTTCGGTATAATATTCTATAAACTTGACCTGTAAGAAATCGCATTCTTCTAAATCACAACTTTCTAATTGACCTTGCATCTGCATCCAATAATGACGAGGGACTTCGTTTGTAAAAACCCTTCTCGGGGGACACTTTATCTCCAACATTCGTCCAATATATTCTGATGGAGAATCTACATCGCAAATACCATCGGGAGAAGCACCGAATATCTTAAATGTCGGATGAGGAACTAAACCAAATTCTAATATAGTTAGTTGATTCATTTTTTCATAAAAGGATGTCGCTACAGGCTCATACATTACGCCCCATTCTACAATTTCAAAAGGAACCGAACCTCTCGGGCCACCACATTTCTGCATTATTAATTCGTCACGAGGACAGAAATGACCTTCACCGATAGCATCTGCTAAAGATGATGCCGTTAAGATACCTTCCCTAATCTTATACCATTCTTCTGACCTCTGTTCAGGTAATTTTAATAGTTTTAATTTTTCTAATTTTTCTACGATACCAATACTATTCTTAATTCTATTTTCATAATCTAAGACTTTCTTGTGAATAGTATTCACAACGTAACTCTGAAAATATAACTTACGACTCACCGATAAATCATCTTCTTTATCTAGCAATCCATATTTCTCTACTATCTCTACATAAATACTTTCTGAAAGAGATGATGTATCTTTACCACACCTTACATTATCATAAATTACCTTATCATATTCATCAATGATATTATTAAGATCATCCTTAGTTATGATGTCCATACCGTCTATACTACCTATAGTATTCATGTTTAAATATTTTTAAATGATAACACATAAATATAATATCAAATTTTTAAAATTTTGATTTAAAATTTGATTTAATAGGTGCTAAATCAAACCATCAAACTACATCTTAATACATCTTAATACATCTTAATACATCTTAATACATCTTAATACATCTTAATACATCTTAATACATCTTAATACATCTTAATAATGCAGTGTTATCATTGTCGAAAAGCGATTACTGAGAAGCCATGGAATCATCTAACAAATATCCTTGATAAAGATACTATTGGGGATAAAGATACTATTGGGGATAAATATATCTGTAGCTACGTGTGCTATAAAAGATTAAGTGAAAATAAAAAATTACCCAAAGATCTATGGCCCCATATTGTAAATAAGGAAGACTATGAAGGTCTTATTAATCCTGTATTAACGAGGGCGAAAGATTTTCAATATTTAACACACGATGAAATTTCAGAGATGAATGATAGCGAAAAAGACAATTATTTTAAACAAAAGAGTGAACAAATTGAATATGATTCTAAACTAACCGAATTTAGGGACGAATTAGAACGAGAAGATCGGCGAACCTCTGAATTAGAAAATACAGGGTCGTGTTCCGACGATGACGATTATTAAGTTTATTTAAAAATAATATCTTAAATATATCTAATAAATGTTATCAATTGTTGATAATGATATAAGTATTTGTAAGGATGACGACTGTTATTTACTTTTTTATTTTACCGCGCAATGGTGCGGACCGTGTCAAAGAATAAAACCCCTCTTACAAAATATATCTGATGGCGCAGATCCATTAAAATTAAAAGTTTTCATGATAGATATAGATGATAATGATGAATTAGCAAGGAAATTTAAGATAAAAAATGTCCCTTCTTTTTATCTTTATAAAAATAAAGAAATAATTGGCGAGACAAGTGGTGCCGATATTAAAAAAATTCATGAATTATTAAAAAAGATGGAATAAGATAATTATCAGTCTACCACCAATTCGGCTTTTTTTAATTGTTTTAATGAATTATTACTCGATTTGAATAAAGGTGATAACTTTCTCCCTAAACCTGATATTTTTTTACTTCCATCTGATATTTTTTTTCTAATTCCATCTGATGTTTTTTTTTTTAAATCATAATGATCCGAATTGTTCTTCACGATATTAAATATAAAATAACCAATATCCCTGTCGCGTGCTTCTTTAATAAGTGGGTCTTCAAGTGTTAATTTTATTGCTGTTTTTAGTTTTTGTCTGTCATTACTGCTTCTTAATTTTGTTAATGAAACCAAACTTGGTGCCAAGCCTTCCTTATTTAAATTATTCAAGAAAATTGGAACAATCACTTTTTTATACCGTATTATTTTTTCTTTATAATAAGAAATGACCCATTTAATCACCGTCTTTGAATTTTTCAATTCAGATAATCCACATCGTTCAACCTGTCTCCCTTTTGAATCCGTTAATCTATGTTTTCTAGCGATATCAGCACACTTATCTTCTAAATAATCCTTGACCTCGTCAATTAAGAATGGAATAACAATTGTAAATATTAATTGAGGGACGACGACCCCCCCATCTTGTTTCCTTGTATTACGTCTTCTTCTTCTAGTGACTTGACCTCTTTTTTTTGTATAGTTAGGTTTTTTATGATAAGAGAGATGGTGTCGCTGCTTTCGTGTCTTCTTATTATTATTTCGTGTCTTCTTATTCTTATTATTTTGCGTTCTTCGGACCATATTTATAATATTAAAAATATAAATATTTAATGCGTTTTCATTTAAACAATTCTTTCTATGATCATTCTAAAAGATGACAGATTTAAATTTAAATTTTGATACGGGTATTAAAAGTGTAACTATGGGTAATTCTAGTGGTGATAATATCGCTATCACATCTGATAATCAGAGTCATAATTCGGTTCATCAGAATACAGTTGAACCGAATCCACAACAGAGTTCCCCAAACTTAACGGTATCTGATCCCGCCGGTATTGAGTTTTTAGCGAAGGGCGCTCATTCGCCTCAAGTAACAAGCGACAATTCGCCGAAATCTGTTACCGAGGAATTTAACTTTTTTAAACCTTCGGAACCTGAACCAAGTGAAAATAAAACTTATGATGTGGCAACTGATGATATGATATCAAATCCGAAGCAAGTGGATAATAGCGAATTCAAACCTATTCATAGATTAACTCCCCAAGATATTAAAAATGAAAAGATAGATATTCTCTATAAATTTAAGAAACTTGAATCTCAGGGTATCAGAACCACGATGAATTATAATATGAATTCTCATCTTGAAGACATGAGAAATGAATATATTAAATTAAAAAAACAGAGAGAAATAGATAACGCAGTTAAATTTCAGAGAAAAATGTTAATGGCATGCGTAACAGGTCTGGAGTTTATGAATGGACGATTTGATCCATTCTCAGTAAAATTAGACGGATGGGGTGAATCCGTAAATGAAAACTTAAACGACTATGATGAGATTTTTGAAGAACTCAATGATAAATATGGTGGTGGCGGTGAGATGGCCCCCGAAATAAGATTATTATTTACTTTGGCCGGATCGGCATTTATGTTTCACTTAAGTAATACTATGTTTAAATCGAGTATTCCGGGTATGGACGATGTTCTACAACAGAATCCAGAATTAATGAAACAATTCGCCGAGGCGGCTGTAGGCAGTATGAATAAAGGACAGGGACAACAGCAGCAACAGCAGCAGCAACAGCAGCAGCAGCAGCAGCAGCAGCAGCCTCAACCACCTAATCCATTGGCGGCCATGATGGGCTTAGGTGGTGGTGGTGGTGGTGGTGGTGGCGGTGGTGGTGGTGGTATGGGAGGGATG